AATCGCCAAAGCCACCGCACCATGAGCCATCGAGTTCCTAGGCGAATCGTCGAACGTAACCGCAGTTTGTATTTCAACAGACTGGAGCAAGCCTCCACCGAGTATTGGTATCTGAAGAACGCCGACTGCCGTGGCTGGATCTCCAAGATCAACGGCAAGTGGAAGATGGGCGGCTACCACCGCCTCACCAAGCACCCCAACAAACTGAAGCACCACAACCTAACCCAACTCACCTTTGACTTATGAGCACCGAGAACGATTGGATTAAGACCGAATGGTTCTGCCCCCTGTGCGGAAAGCCGCACGTTTGGAAAGAAGATACTGGTGGTGGCGACTATTATGTGGGCGAGCACCACATCTGCGTTGTCTGCGGGGCTGGGTTTTACCTCCCCGACAAGCCCGAGAAGTTCCAAGAGCTCTACTACTCCAACGGACAGCCCAGCATCGGCACCACAAGCTACCTGCGCCTCATGCACATCGTCAACAACCCAACCCCACCAACACCATGACAACCGAAGAATACGACATCCTAACCCGACCCTACCTCGAACGCATGGCACGCCAAACCCAGCTCCGGAACGAGCGAGAGTGGAGCTACGCCATCCTCACTGCCCTGTTCCTCTGCATCTTTGCAGCCGCGTTCTGTTTAACCCTGTCATTTCTACTCAACTACTAACACCTATGACCACCGCAACCAAAGTCAAGCCGCCCACCCGATCCCAGATCATCAATCAACTCCTACCCATCCGCAGGGAGCAGCTAAAGAAAGAGTGGGACGACGCCAAGGCCGAATACAAGGTGGCCGAGGAAGCCTTTGAGGCTCTCGCCACCGATTGGATCAAAGCAAACCCAAGCGTCTGGACTCCCTTTATATCGGTCGATTCCTATTACTCTGGAATGAGTATCAGTTGCTTCCTCGTTAACGAGAAGGATCACGCCACTGGGTCAGGTACCACGATGATGCCGCCCCACCTCTTGGCTGAGTACAACAAGCTGGAAGACATAGAGAAGAAGCACCACAAGATGCTTAACCCCAATCACTTGAGCGATCACAGCATTAGGAAGATGATCCGAGAAGAGCTCGATGCACTCGACCCTAAGTCAGTCATCGACAACACCGCACCTACCGAAGAGATGCCTGTAGTGAAAGAGTACTTGGAGCAGTTCATGGCAACCCTCACCAAGGTATCTAAAGCTCGTGCTCGTCTAGCCGCTTAAACAATCAACCCTATCATATATGAACGCACTCATTACACCCGACGAACTAGCCAGCCGAGTATGCTCCGGCGGCATCCTCTACTCCATCACGCTGGGTCGCTTCGGCACCGAGAAGTTGGATAAGCAAGCCAGTGCCAAGGCGAGAGCCGACGCTGGCATCACCGACAAGAAGTCAGCTCGGGTTTACAAAACCCTCGTCAACGCTCAAGTGATCGAGATGATCAAGAAGCTGGATGCCTACATCCGAACAATCCCCAAGAAGTACGGAGCCCCTTGGGGTCCGAACATCTGGTTCATCCCTGCCTCCAGGTACATCGAGCTGACTCGTGAGATCAAAGTCAAGCTGGACGAGCGCAACGAGTTAGTTAAGAGAGTAGCCGACGAGTATAACATTGCCCGTGAGGAGGCTAAGACCCGCTTGGGCACTATGTTCGACGACGCCGACTTTCCTCCAGTGACTCAAGTGGTCAGCAAGTTCACGCAGGAGACTCGCACCGCACAGATCACCTCACCGAATGGGTCGATGCTCGGAGTCTTCGGAGACATCGCCTCGGCAGTCATGTCGGATGTGCAGGAGACCTTCAACGATCAGATCGGTTCGATGGTTCCCTACATCAAGGAAGTCTTGCTCACGCCGTTGGTCGCCATGTCTTCCAGCTTGCAGAATGAGAACGCCATCTATCGGGACACCCTATTCACCAACGTGTGGGATGCTTCCGAGCAGGCTAGGGGACTCAATGTTGTGCAGGACGAGGAGATCCTCGGAGCGATCAACGAGATCGACAACTGCCTACGCCGTCAGCCTGAGACTTGTAGGGAGAGCAAGACTGCTCGCTCTATGGTCGCCGCTGATTGCGGACGCATCATCGAGCACCTCGGCGGCACGATCCCTGCACCAGCACCGGACAGCAAGAAGGTGAAGGTCGAGGAGACTCCCGAGCCTGTTACCCTGTTACCCGATCCCCCTGCGGTCATTCAGCTCGATGAGAAGATCTTTGATTCTCCTCGTAGCTGGGCAAACCCCTCCACGATCTTTAAAGCCGAAGAGATCAACGAGCCTACTGATGAGCAGATCCACTCGGTAGCTGATGCAGCCCCCTCAGTAGAAGTAGAAGCCGACGCATCTGGTGAGGACATCCTCGCCAAGCTCGGCTGGTAGGTATCACACACCACAACAACAATTCAGTCAGTAATCATCAACCAAACAAGTCAGTCCAACCCTTAAACAACACCATTATGACAACCATCGAAGCAACCCCATCTCAGCTCACCTCCGTCCTCAAAGATTGCCACGCCGCAGGGCTTAGGCCGTTCATTCAGGGTCAGCCTGGAGTTGGCAAGTCCGCCGTCGTCGCCGAGTACGCTCGCAGCATTGGCGCAGAGTTCATCGACGCCCGTCTCGCCTACTACGCCCCGCAGGACGTACAGGGTTTCCCCTACCTCCACACCGACCCCGAGTCCGGCGAGAAGTCCATGCGCTTCTCCAAGCCAGCCTTCTGGCCTCAGACCGCCAACCCCGTCATCGGTCTTGAGGAGTTCAACTGCGCCACTCGCCCGGTGCAGAACGTCGCCCTTCAGCTTCTCAACGACAACCGAGTCGGCGAGCACGAGCTGCCCAAGGACGCCTTCGTCTGCCTCCTCGGTAACCGCGCCGAGGATCGTGTCAACATCGAGAAGCTCAGCTCCGCTGTGGTCAATCGTATCGTCAACATCCGAGTCAAGCTCGACCTCAACGACTGGGTCAAGTGGGGACAGAACAACGGCATTGACTCTCTAGTCACCGCCTTCATCCGCTTCCGCCCCGACCTCTTGACCACCTTCAATGGTGCCAAGTGGGACGGCGTCAGCAACTTCGCCAGCCCCCGTACTTGGGAGAAGGCGAGCAAGATTGTGGAGACCAGCAGCAACCGCCATGTGCGTCACTTGTTGCTAGAGGGCGTGCTCGGTCAGTCCGCTGCCGCTGAGTTCCTCGGCTTCCTCGGCGTGTACGAGAAGCTCCCCGACCTCGATGCGGTGCTGCTCAACCCAACTGGGTCGGATGTGCCGACCGATCCTTCCACGATCTACGCAACCTGCGCTGGTCTGGCTAAGCGTGTGAAGCCCGCCACGATGGGTGCCTTCACCACGTACATCGACCGCATGAGCAAGGAGTTCGGCGTGTTTGCCATCAAGACGGCAGTCACCTCCAACAAGAAGCTCTGCGCTACCCCAGCGTTCACCACCTGGGTTACCGACAATCAGGACGTGTTCGCCTAAGACCATGTTCCGAGTAGAGGAAGACGTACACCTATACGTCCCAATATACCGAGTAGTTCAGTACGTACCAAGTGGACTCAAGTACCGAGACTCCACTTGGTACGACTGGGCACGAGCCGATGCTCGCTGCCAGTTATTAAACAGCGCAATCAAACGACTCACTAACAACGCAACCAATAAATAAACATCCAACTATATGTCCGAAGCATCCGATAAAGTGGCGCAAGCCACGACCACCATTGTTCTCGACCACCCCTTCTTCGCCAGCCTTCTGCTCAGCATGAAGCGCATCGAAGACCCCTCCGTCGATACGGCCTGCACCAACGGCGTCATCATCAAGTACAACCCCGACTTCATCAACTCTCTCAGCGTCGGACAAGTTGCTGGCTTGCTCGTCCACGAGGTTCTCCACCCTGCGCTAGGTCACCTCACTAGGTTGCCCCGCGACAAGGAAGGTAACATCGCTGGCGACTACGCCATCAACAACTTCATGGATAACTACAACCAGTCCGCTGGTTCCCGTAAGTTGGATTTGCCTGACGGCGGTTGCATCGACCACGAGTTCGACCCCCTATCATGTGAGCAAATCCTCGCTGAGCTGCGCCGTCGCCAGCCACCTCAGCCTCCCGAGCCACCCAAGGGTCCAGAGCCTCAGCCTGGCACACCTGAACCTCAGGAGGGCGAGGGTGGGGGAGACGGCGAACCGCAGCCTCAAAATGGCGGCAAGCCACAGAAGCCCAGCGGCAACGAGGGCAAGCCAGATCAGCGCACTCGTGAGCAGGGCGCATGGGGCGAGTTCGAGGATCAAGCTGGCGGCGAGAACGGCGAGACACCTGACGAGATGAACTCCGAGTGGGAGCGTCGTGTGATCCAAGCCGCTACCGCTGCCAAGATGCAGGGCACGATCCCCGCCTGCATCGAGGCTCTCATCGACGAGATGGTCAACCCCAAGGTTCCTTGGCAGCAGGTTCTCGAACGCTTCGTCGATCAGACCTCGGCCAACGACTACTCTTGGAATCGTCCCGATCGTCGCTTCCTTCCGGACGACATCGTACTCCCCGATCTCCAAGACGAGACGCTGGGCGAGATCGTCATCGCTCTCGATACCTCTGGCTCCATCTACGGAGTGCCCAAGGTTGTCGGTGCGTTCCAGAACGAGGTCAATAACCTCATCACCCGATGCAAGCCTACCAAGGTTACCATCATTCAGTGCGACTCCCGAGTCACCGATGTGCAGGAGTATCACGAGGGTGAGCTGGTCGAGCTCAAGCTCAAGGGCGGTGGCGGCACTTGCTTCGAGCCAGTAGGCGAGGAGATCCGCAAGCGTAACATCGACCCTCGTGTCTGCATCTATCTCACCGATCTGTACGGCAGCTTCCCCGAGGTTGCTTGGGACTTCCCTACCATCTGGTGTGTGTACGGCAACGAGTCCGGCGTGGCTCCCTTCGGCGAGACCATCCACATCGCGGAGGACGGCGAGTAACACAATCAACCCTTAAACAAATGAAACGTAAACGATACTCATCAGCAAGTAAACTCGGTAAGGCTTGGCTCGACCGAGAGATCAAGTCGGAGTCAATGGCCGGACGCTGCGGAGCGTACCTGCTAGTCGCCGACCCCAACACCCTCTGGAATGGCGAGAAGCGTCTAGTACTGGTTCGCCGTCACAAGACGCTCAACCTAGTTATGGCTTCCCGCCACGGGACTCTATCGCTGGGTAAAGCCGCCCTTGAAGCAGTAGACAAGTCCCTGCACATACCGGAGAAGTGCGATACCCGCTGGGACTACAAGAACAACCAAGTCATTAAAAGTAACGTCGTACCCCGCAAGGTGCCCGTTCCCTTCACTTACTTGGACGACTTGGATGATGAAGCTCTGTCATCCTGTGACCTTGCGACCCTGCAACCCTTAGCCCTGCAATCCTGCAAACCAACGCTCGATCGCCTGATCAAATGCTTCCGTTCCAAGTCCCACCAAGACTGGACGCACCGCAACGCAGTGAAGGAGTGGGAGCTTGAGCGTGAGTCTCTCGCAGCCGTAGGTCTGGAAATCCCCAAGTCCTACGAAGATCGGAAACTAGTAGCCCTTGCAACACGCAGACTTCAACCCAACTAACCCCATGCCAAAGCTAAGACCTAAGAAAGAGGGACCCCATAAGTACGTCGCTTATGCGTCCATAATCACAACCATGCGTTTGGAGTTTACAGCCTCCTCCATGAAGCAAGCTCGTCAGATTGTCGAAAACTCTGATGGCTTCGAGTGGATCGCTTCCAATGATGGATACTGGGAGGAAGGCTCCATCGAAGAACAACCTTAATCAACTAACCCTTAAACAATATGATCGCCTACCCACCAAAACCTAAGAGCACCTACAACCAAGAGTACCACGAACGAAAGTGGAATGAAGTTAAAGAAAGCATCGACGAATCGATGTTTGAACTTGAGACCCTGCGGGAAGACCTCGGGGATCAGTTCTTCAACGCCATCCTGAAGAACCGCAGCAAGGTACTAGCCGTTATTAACCAGCGTAAATATCTACGCGATGTCGGACGCCTCAGTAAAACCGCTGAGTGTGAGCGACCCAAGTACTTCGACGTGATCCAGAAGATCAATAAGAAGCTCCCCGAGCGAATCCAGATGCACAAGAATCAAGTGCTCTCTCGGATCAAGGACTGCATCGAGGATGTCCTCAAAGTATCCGAGATCTGGAACACCTCGATCACTCGGGACGATCTGCGACCATACGACATCACCGCCCTCTGCGAGGTGCGATCTGGCTGGAGAAGCAATCGCACCGATTGCATTGCCAACCTTCCCTTTAACTGGCTCCACACGCCAGCCTCCAAGGTGATGAAGGCTTTCGATAATAAGTTCTTTGCTATCGAGTGCCGACGTGAAGTCGCCCTAGATCAAGGCGACATCCAGATGTACTGGGTTAACCGCAAGGTGCGAACTGCTAAGGTTGGCTTCAAGCCAGCCGAGGTCGGCTACGCAGCCATCAACGCCAACGAGTTCACTGGATGGGGCGAGACCCCCGAGCTCGCCGTCAAGTCCTTGAAGAGGGACATCGCCAAAGCCGCCAAGGCTCGTCTGCTGGAGAGCCTCAAGCGGTCTTAACCAAACACCTATCATGACAACGCAACAAATACACGACAACCCCGACCTAGCCAAAGCCGTCCACGAGACCGCCACCCAGAAGCTGAACGATCCCGAGTGGGAGCCGTTTCCCATCGACCTTGTCGGTGGTGACCTTGAACTAGGTCAACGCGCCTTCGAGGTACTTCAGACGCTCGGCTACGCCAAGGAACCCTCGGGAGTTAACTGGCCTGAGGTGCTTGAGACTCTCGGCTACGCCAAGGAACCCTCGGGAGTTAACTGGCCTGAGGGGATGGGGATGTCTACCGAGCCTCATTACGACACTTACTACGACGACCTCATTCACCCCCGAGCCAAGGAGCACCTTATCAAGTACGGCAAAGATTACGTCGAGTGCCTCGAAGCATTCATGAGATTAACCAACCAACCCATCAACCGCTTATAACACTATGAAATTCTGGTATCACTACAACAAACCCGCATCACGCTCACAGGGCTGCAACATCCTCACCGTCCACTTCAAGGGGGCTTGCCACCTTGTTAAGGACATCGTGTGCGGCGTCCCCACCGCCACCCGTACCCGCAAGTCGCAGCCGTTCTGCGTCATTGCGGGGGACGCCTCCGGCATTCTCGTAGAAAACGAGGTTGCTTACATTAGCTAGGTATCATATACAACAACACTACCTCCTATGAAATATCATCTGACCCTGCGGTCTGGTAACTCGAAGACTGGCACGATACCCGTTACTACCTCTTCCGCCGATACCTGCCCCGATGCCTGCCCCTTCAAAGCTAACGGGTGCTACGCGGACGGAGGTCCTCTCGCACTCCACTGGCGTGCGGTGACCAACGAGACCCGTGGTACGAACTGGCAGTCCTTCATCCGTCAGATCTTCGAGCTACCAGCTCGTCAGCTATGGCGTCACAACCAAGCTGGAGACTTGCCGGGTCTCAACAACGACATCGATCGCAACAAGTTAGAAGAGCTAGTCATCGCCAACCAAGGCAAGCGTGGGTTCACCTTCACACACAAGCCCCCGACTCGTCGGAACTTGGATCTGATTCGATCCGCCAACACGCACGGATTCACCATCAACCTCAGTGCCAACACGCTTGATCACGCCGACAAGCTGATCAAGACGGGCTTGCCTGTAACCGTCGTCCTTCCGCAGGAAGACGTAGCCAAGCGCAACCAGCTCACCCCAGCCGGACACAAGGTAGTCACCTGCCCAGCAGCCCGATCCAAGACGATCAGTTGCTCTACGTGCGCCCTGTGCCAGAAAGCAGATCGAAACTTCATCATCGGCTTCCCAGCCCACGGGGCTCGTAAAAACTCAGTCAGTCAACTTGTGCGTCAGGTATCTCATACCACGCACATACCAACAGCAACCCAACTCGCAACCAAATAAAAATGTGGATACTACCAAAACAATTACACACGTTAGCCTCTGCTCTGGATACGGAGGCATTGACTTGGGACTCAGAGCAGCTCTGCCGTCTCTACGAACAATCGCTTACTGTGAACGGGAAGCCTTCCCGATCTCGATCCTTCTCCGCCGCATTGAAGAAGGACAACTGGATGTCGGCCCTATCCACACGGACCTTAAAGCCTTCCCTTGGGAACTCTTTCGTGACCGAGTTTCTATCCTCAGCGGCGGATATCCTTGTCAGCCATTTTCAGCCGCCGGTAATCGCAAAGGGAAGGACGACCCCAGACACCTCTGGCCTTGGATCGCAGATGGCATTAGGGCTATGCGACCTCGCCAGTGTTTCTTTGAAAATGTCGATGGACACATCTCGATGGGACTCTCCACAGTCATCAGCGATCTGGAAGAGCTTGGTTACCAAGCGACGTGGGGAGTTTTCAGCGCGTCTGAAGTTGGCGCACCTCACCAGAGAAAACGGGTCTTTATCTTGGCCCACCGCAAATGCGAGGGACTGGAAGGACTCCGTGAATTCAGTACCTCCCTCGGTTGGTCAGACGAGAGGATACAGCTTGGGAATGGCAGTAGCAGAGAAGAACTGGCCGACTGCCTCGACGAGGGATCACAAGGGAGGTTACGAGGGGGGGCGAATCCGGAACGGCAAGGTGTCGATGGACACGCTGGATGTAGCAGTTCAGGCGTACTCGGAAGGTGGCCTGCTCGCCCAGGCGAACCCCAATTCAGTTGGGAGCCCCCAAGAGTCCTCGACAACAAAGTGGGCGACTCCAAGCGCGTTCGATTGGAATCAACCGGAGACCAAGGAGCAGTGGGAGAAGAGAGCAGCGACTCAAGCCGAAAAGGGAGTGAACCTTCATCTGCCCCTCAAATCTCAGGCGATCCAAGTGGGGAACAACTGGGCGACTCCCAATACTCTAGATCACATGGCTCTACGTTCTCCGGAAGCATTACTTCGGCAAGCAACTACGACCCGCTCAGGGAGAACGGCTCCGGCGAATTTGAGAGAGCAAGTCGATCCCTCCTCGGTGGAGATCTACAAGCAAGCAAGCTGGCCGACACCGACCTCGATGGAGGCTGGGAAGATCGGCAATCAACCGAACTTCGGTCAGTTGGGGCTGAGCAATCACCCAGCCATCGTGGGATTGCCGGATCGGGAGAAGGCGGCGAAGTCGGATTCGACGGCGCAACAGAAGCAGAAGATCACAGCCAAGCTCTCCCCGAGGTTTGTGGAGACCTTGATGGGGCTTCCAATCGGATGGGTTATGCCGAGCTGTGCCGAACCTATGACAACCGCACCCACGAGCTCCGCGCCCTCGGGAACGGAGTGGTATGGCAGCAATGCGCCCACGCCTATCGAACTCTCGTTGGTCAACTAATCCAAAATTAACAAAACCTATCATGAACGAACACCTCACAAGCAGACGCCGCAACGGCAAAGCCCTCGGTTACACTGTTTCGGACGACGACTCCGGCTGGGGCGAGCACCGCAGCCTCGGAGCCTCAGTCAACAAAGCCTGCGCCAAGTGGCTAGAAAATAAGCTAGGATACAAGTCCACCTTCGGAGGCGGACGCCGCTTTAGTCGCGAGCAACTTGCGACTCGGAAGCCTTCTTCTCCGATCGGATCAGCCACTTGAGGCAACGCTCCATGAGGGAGTCCAGCAAGTACGCTGAGGCTTCCTCATGGCCCGCCTCTTCCTTCACCCCCTTGGCGTGAAGCGTGTTAAAAGTAACGTGAACCAACTCGTGAGCAAGAATCGCGATCTTCGCCGGAGTCGGCTCGAACTTCTGCATGAAGACGATGTTCCCGCAATTAGAGTAGTAGGTAACCGCATCCATCGTCTCGTACCCTTCCAAGTCTAGCTCTATCTTTTTCTTCTTGCACCAAGCCGCTGCCTGTTCCGGCGAGCAAGGGCAAAAGAAATACAAAGCATCCTTGTACGGGTCGATCGAAAGTCGAGTTCCTTTAGGTAGATTGCTCATAGGTCTGGTGCCAAATAGGCACCGATGTCGAGTAGCCCAGCATGGCGTTCCCGGTGACATCGGCAGCAAAGCAGCAAGCACTTTTCAGACTCTAGCAGAGCGGAAGGCATATCGTTCCTACGTGATGAAATCGTGTAGCTCTTCTCCTCCGGCTTGAGGTGATCAAACTCCAGTGCGGCGATACACTTGTTGTACCCACATACCGCGCAGCATCCGCCGTGTTCAGCCTTGATTTGAGTAGATATGTTGCGTCTCCGCACTTTGTTCCGAGATACGGTTTTCTCTTTCTGCCCACTGCCTAAGTAGTAACTGATCGTGCCCATTGAACACGGAATCGCCTTGGAAATGTCCTTATAGGACATACCAGTAGCTCTTAAAGCAATAATATGGTCGCCAAGTACACTCAAAATATCAGTGATATATACCTCATTTGTTTTACGTATACTAGGTATATTATACCACCTAGACAAAATACTTATTAAAAAGACCTTTTGGCGTTGACCAAACCGATAACGCCCCATAACCTTTCCGGCAATCCTTGAATACAGCTTCGTTATGACCCACCTGTTCGCACTTATCCCCCACAAGGTATATGGGCGCGTCATGACGATCTACCCGCTGAGGTAGCCTGGGATTGCCAGAACAAACAAAAAACCCCACCCGTCGGTTCCTTAAATTGTATATGAACTCCTCGACAATCAACATTGCCGATCTGATTCGGTTGCTAGATCAACCAACCCTCGACGCCCTTAGTGCGCGGTTGCACAAAGTGCTAGACACCCTCGAAGGAGCTGATGCAGGTCAGCTACTCTTCGAGTTTATCCATGAGGGCTTGACCGCCCACGAAGAGTTCGATCCTAGAGCCGCCACAATGGTTCTCTGTGAGATCGAGCAAGACGCTGCGGCAGCATAAAGGAACCTCTTAGCCGCACCCTGGGTAACTGGGGTGCGGTTTATTTTTACCTACAATAATATGACACCACGCACTAACCACGCTGAATTCTTAAAGAAACTAGCTCTTGCCAAGACACCCTCGGTAAAGCCCACGAATAAAGGCCCTCTCTACATGGCTCTAATCCGAGCCAAACTGAACGGAGCGGCTAAACCTAAGTAAACAATCGGGTAAGTTGTCCAGAGCCCTGGCGGGTAGCCCTCCTATGGATGGGGCTTTCTATCCCTGGTACGCCGCAGCCAGTCGCCAATCGACAAAGCGGCAACCCTTTTTTCAACCCTTCAAAACCCAACACCATGACCGAAGAAAATACTGCTAAGACAAAAAGAACCCGATCCTGCACGATGGTAAATAGAGCTCAAGTAAAAGAGTTCGCCCTCCGCGTAGCCCATAACAACTTCGGCCCCCGGTTCAACCGCGTTGGCTCCTGCTTCCTCGATGAGTTCACCGAAGAGGTTGAGCGGTTGCTTGCCTCCAAGGTCAAACGTCACCCCAGCCGTGGCAAAACGCTCCTATCATCATTCCCGCGTACCGCCTACGAAGGTTAACTCTTGACACTGGTATCATATACTACAACACTACAACGCAGTTTCTCTATGAGTTCTCTTAAAACACCTGAAGTAGCCATTCATGCTCTATTCCAAGAGTTGGGATGTGACCTTGATGAGATCAAACACTGCATCAAAGAGTTCCTCAACGGAGACTCCGGCGACTTCTCCGATGAAGACGAAATTCTCGGCTTCTTAGCTAGAGACCTCAAGGACGAGCACAGACACGGCGTCTACGAGACCAGTTCCGCTGGTCGCATTCACATCACGGGGGATAGCAATCAGATTATCGTGGCTCCTGACATCATCTTCGCCGTCATGACTGAAGGTGCCCAGTGCAGCCTCAATACCTGCACCTGTGAAAACAAACACTCACCTAAAGATAAATCGTCAACCCCAACAAAGTAACCCATGCCAACTGCAAAGAAACGCTTCGCAAAAGTAGTCACTAACCCTACCACAGGTCGCACCAAGACCGTCCGCTACGGACAGGCCGGAAAGGCTAAGGACGGCGGTGATCGCATTCGACCAGGAACCTCCAAAGGAGACGCTTACTGCGCCCGATCGGCCAAGATCAAGGGCGACTGGAAGAGCGATCCTAACAGCCCCAACAACCTGAGCCGCAAGAAGTGGAAATGCAGCGGCTCCAAATCCATGAAATAGCCATGCCTACAGCACGCAACTACAAGAAAGAGTACCGGGACTTCCAAGGGAAGCCCGAGCAGATCAAGCGTCGAGCCGAACGGAATACCGCCCGGGCCAAAATGGTCTCGGCTGGTCGGGTCCGTAAAGGTGACGGCAAAGATGTCGATCACCGCGACCGCAACACTGCCAACAACAGCAAGTCCAACCTTCGGGTGATGAGCAAGTCGGCCAACCGATCTCGCCAGTAGCATGACTTTAACGGCCTACATCGTAGTGGCAGGCGGCTTAATCGCGCTTGTCACCATGATCAACCATACCCAGTGGCCGTGGGAATAAACCTCTAACCCCAACAACCCAACCCCATGTTCGTCAAAATTAAAGATACCTACATCAACCCCGCCCACGTCAGCCTCGTCTCCCTCCGGAACGAGAACAAGACGCTGGTGGTAGACCTCGCTTACAGTAAGGCTGAAGACCCCGTCTTCGTCACCTTCCAGTTTGATACTGAGAGCGACACCCTCGAAGCCCTTCACTCCATCATCGGCGATGTCTAAGGAGATCAACCACGAAGCTGACGAGAAGCTGGACCTCGATGTCCAGCACGCAGTCGCCGAAGCCATCACTGAAGCCTCGGAAGCTGGCTCACTTGTTGGTCAGGAAGCCCCTGTCTACAAGTGCCACACCTTCCTCCCCGCCAGTGGAGGAGAGGACTACGCCAAGGCGATCACCAACCAGCTCAACCACCTCGCCCCCGCGCTCGGTGTGCTTGGTTTTCAGGTGACCTACAAGGAAGACTCCTTGTCGCCCCTCGCTACCAAACCGGATCGCGGTTATTTCCAGATCCGCGTGTTTGCGTCGGACGTGGTCGTAGTGTAATACATCATTAGAGAGTACTGAACGCCTGGGACGCACGGCGTGACTGCTCGGAGAGACGAGCACAACCCCTAAAACAACATGAAAACTAAAACTCTATTCCTTGCAGCCCTGTTACCTGCAACCCTGCTAACCCCTAACCTCAACGCTCAGATTCCTCCAGGCATCGACGCATCACAGGTGGTCAGCGGTAGGACTTATGCCGGACGATACGAGTATCAGATGAAAGACGGCTCCACCCAAGAAGGCAGGGTCCACACCATTGCAGATCCCAAGCATGGGAGTGCAGTGATCATCACCGTACCCGATAGGGGGGAGCAGACCACTACGCTGGTCTCCCCCGGAATGTCGATCACCCACTAGACCTCGGTACAGGTTTCCTTGCCCCATCCGTTCTGACGGCACATGGCATCCTGTAACCATGCAACCCTGTCGCCCTGTACCACGATGCCATTGGCCTTCAGGTAGCTGTTGACCTTAAACAGCAACTCGGTAAACGCCCCCGCCTTTAGGGTGATGTCATGCACATCGCAGTGCCACCTCCACCCTCCGGGCGGGTCTAAATCTAAACTATTCAACTTAAACATATTATGAGTGCTTATTGGAACCCTGAGAATCGTCACAAGTATGAGAAGATTGACTACACCCGCAAACCGGGGCAACCGAAGCCTTGGGTAAAGCGTACTGGTTTAATCATCTCATCAGTCTTGCTCGCCCCCGTGTTCATCGCTTTCTTGATCGCCATGTGGTATATCATGATCCCGTTGTGCGTCTTTTCACTAGGGTACGTGGCGTATAAGTCGTTCTCATCCTAACTTCAGTTTGCCGCCCAATATCTCGGCCTCGATCTGCTTTACCGCGTGGTTACGGGCAGCGTTACCGATCTTAGAGTCGAGATAATCTTGAGCTAGGTTCTTGTTTTCCCTTGCGTACTGGGAAAGCTGGTCAATCATCTCCGGCGTAAGCATCTCCTTCATGGCTTCACCCCGGAGTTGCACAAAACGGCGGTTAACCTCTGGGTATTTACCCATCTTGCTCTTGACGATCGCCCCTTGAGCGTCCAGATACCGGAACTCAGTGGCCTTGCTAGGGTTTGGAAGAATCAATCCTGCTTTAATTATTGGAGAGATGATCGGATGAGGAGCCATGTTGCTGGCATTCACAAACCTCCAAGTGGTGGCAGAGTACCAAGGCTGTTTGATCGGCTCTCCCAGCGTGTTGAGTGCAGGCGTATTGTAACCAATCGATGCTGGAACCATTGAGTAGAGCCAGCCCTCGGTCGTGCCTGTATCAAGTCGAGCTACCTGCCCGTCTTTATCCATGCCAAAAGTATTCCTAGCCCAACGCACTAGACCTGGGTTTGTAAACCCAGCCACAGTCCCTCCCGCCAGCCTCTTCAGACTGCTAGTCTGCTGAGTAGGATTTGTCGCCCGCAACGCCTCGAAAAGGTTAGTAACACCCGAAAGCATATTCTTGTCTAGTACCGTGGAAGCCGAGGAAAGAGCTGCTGCCCACGCCACCTCAGAAGTCGTCTGCTCATCCTTCTTATATCGGATAGTATCAAATCCCGACCCCAGACCCCCCAATAAAATCCCGAGAGCAGGCCAATCCACATAACGATAGAAGTGGCCTCCGATACATACGGAGTTAGGCTCCCATTTTTGCGTGTCTTTTAACTGCTGCTTGTCCATCGAATTACGAGGACCCGCCCCGTGGATAGCAAAAAAAGGAACCTTACCTTCCTGCTCTTCCAAGAGACCCTTATAGGCTAGATACGCCAGAGACATAAATGCAGTAGTCCCGAGAATCGACTTTGCAAACTGAGCGGACTGCTCCGGAGAGCCTTCCTCGAACTTCCTAGGAGCGTACTTACTGTTCTCAGAAAAAGATCGCTGAGAGGGCGACATATTCTTCGCCCTGAGTGCCCCCCACACCGTGTAGTCCAAAGACTGGTTCATGATGTTGGAAAGCGTGTTCATAAACGAGAGCACAAACTTCGTGACCTTGAGCTCAGAATTCATCTGAGAAGCAAAACCCGCCACAAACCTACCCAAGATTCCATGAGCCCCCTCGTTGTAGGTAGCGTGCTCCGCGAAGTTAGACCCCTGCTCGGTCACCCCTTTATAAACCTCCTCACGTCGATTCTGAAGCAACTCAGAGACTCGGCGTTCGATCCACTTCTTCTGGTTTCCGCTGTCTGCCCCATACATCCCCTCAGCAGCTTCCTTTTCAGCCGTCGCCCGCACCCCTTCTGTAACTTTCTGATCCGGGTAGAAGAGATCGCGAATGATCTCGTTTACCTGTTCGGTGGATCTGCCCTGCTTGTGTTCCAAAAAGAACCTTGTAGCCATTCGCTGCTTGGCTTCGTCGGCGGACACCATGTTCATAGCGTCAAGTGCCAGCATGGCGCGACCTACGTACTTGAGCTTGCTTGCATAAGAAGCGACCAAACCTGCAACACCTTTGTAGTCGGCTGGATCTAGGTTCTCCAAGTGAGAGGCTCCCTCCATCTGGTTGACTCGGTACTGGGTCGTCCCTTCCTGTAAAGCCCTACCAATTTCCTGCCTCGACCGCTTTCCTAGAAACGAGCCGTAAATAGTAGAAAGACCATCGGCAATGTACCTAGAGTCTCCAGTCTGCCACAAGTAGCCGAGAGACTCCATGAAAGTCTCAGTGACGACACTGATATGCGAGCCGCCCAAGTTGACCATCTGGGTAGGAGGGCCGCTTAGCACTCCCGCTTGCCATGCTGCCGTGGTGATATCGAGTATCTTAGAAATACCCTCTACGCTCTTCCACTTACCCAAGACTTCCTGAGTACGCTTTGTTGCAATCTTGTTGAGGAGATCCCCCGTCCTCTGGTTGCGGTACTGACCCTCTGGGAGAGCTTGTACTTCAGCCGCTTCCTTCTCGATCTGAGCACTAAATCTCTCATCCCAAGTTGGTAGTTTGTAGCTATCTGAAATCGCATTATAAAACCTCTCTTCTGTAAACGCACCTAGGTTCACGAGCTTCAACATCTTCTGGATGTCACTCTCCTTGATCTGTTTGATCCCCGCCCTAGCGTCTCGATCCGCCTTGTTTTTCAACAGGGCATCTAGTTGAGTCTTTGCCGACTTGTGGGCCTCAAACTCGTAAGTCTGACGTAAGGACTCCGCCACCCGGACAGCTTGTTCTGGGCTTAAATCACTATTAGTAATGATCTCACCGATCAGAGCCTCCCGACTCGCGTTCCTATCACTTAGTGTCTTTTTAACCACATCACGGAAAACAACTTCTCGGCGAAGTAAGTCCTGAGCTTTCTTCATGGCTCCGCCATCAAACTTTGCTCCTTCCAGAGCTGCTCGCTGGGCAGGACTAATCTTTGCATCGGGGTTCACTAGGATTGCCTCCCTAGCGGAATTAAACGCTCTCTCCGATAGCTCGGAAATATCCAACCCTTCTGCGAGTGCCTTAACTGCTGCCTCCCGATTAAACTCCGGCTTTTCCTCGATCCCCTTGAACACCTCGCGCATACGCGCAGAGATCTCTTGGTGGATGTTCTTTTGAAGGATTTCCAGTGCGGGTCCGTTTACCTTGGACTCTTTACCTACTGATCCTGCAATCTTCTTGGCAAGGGAAGCTGCCGCCTTCTCCGCATACTGAATGCCCAGAGGCGTAGAGTTCTTAGAAGGGCTCGTGTTGTCTGGGTCGCGAACAGCGTCAAAGAAGTCGAACACGCTCTGAGCAAATCCATCTTGTACTTCCTTGCTGGAGGCAAAGATCTTACGGATCAACGTCCTTGCCCTACCCACAGTCTCCTCAGCACCTGTTTCAATGCTAGCCTGCACCGCTGTTTTCAGCTCCTGTGCAGTCTTGTCGCCCGACAACTTGGCAGCTTGTTGCTTGAAAATAGGGGATAGGTACTCATCGATGATGTACCTGCCATTCATGTTCCTTGAGATCATGCGGAATACTGCAAGCATCTTACCGCTTGCGGTAGCCTTCTCCGAGAGCTCACGGGTCAACTGGTTTCCCGTAGTTGTGTACTCGGCGAGTTGCACCTCATCAGCAATCGTCTTCACTCCTGCTGACTTAATCTGCTTCTCCAGTGCCCATTTAAGAACTTTTGCTTGCTGGGCAACAACGTACTTGGCGGTAGCTATCTCCGGCTCCGTATTAAGTCCGTTAGTTGCTCCTGAGAGTAACATACGAGCGATATCTTTATTTGAGTCACCAGCCTGTACTCGGGTTGTGATCCAATCTTCTGCTACATCGATCCACTGCTTAAAGCTCTCGGGGATATAGGTCTTTCCGGCCATCATTGCCCGGACTTCCGGATCAGCCGTCAGTAGATCCTTCTCCAAAGCCCGAGTGGGCTTAGGTTTCTGAGGGGTTATGCTGATTGCTCGGAGCTTGCCGCCCTGAGCCTGTTGAAAAGGCTCCCTACCAACAAAGTAGGTTACAGGATCAAATACTCCAATTTCTCCATTAGATAATTTCTTAGCATTTTCTTCATGCACATCCTCAAGCCACAAGTTGAGCTCCTCGTTATAAAAGCCTACGCGCTTCGGCTCTGGAAGAGCGGGCGGCTTGAGTCCCGCGTCAATAGCAAGTTGATGGGCTTTTGACATACCCTTACCCGTCTCGAAGACCTCCTTAAAACCCCTAGCTTTAAGGCTGTTAGTAATTTCCAGTTCTGTTGGCTCCGAACCTACCGCGTCTGGTTGGGATATGACGGGCATAAGCTCGCCCTCAAAAGTGGTGAAACCCTTGAATTTAGGAGCTAGTTCCGGAAACAAATACCTTTGTGCAGCGATGCGCTCCAAGTACGCCGTAAGAGACCCATCGTGGAAATTAAGAGTATTTCGCTTCCACCAAGTCTGAGTCTCCTCATCAAAGTAAACTTGATGCTCGCTTTCTCCTCGTTTCCCTTGCTCTTCCCAACGCCTGTTAAATTCGTCCTCTGATATGAATAGGCCGTTTTCCTTGGCCCATTTCTCTAGGGCGTCCGCTTCAGCAGCGTGGGCTGCCTTTCTGAAGGCTTCACTCGTTTTACTGTTCGGTCGTAATCCGCTAAGGCTTCTTTGGCTGACCTCCAGGGCTGCTTGGAGATTGCTTCCATCGCTCGTTCTGACGAGATCCTGTGCGATTCGCTCAGGTAGCTCCTTGGTGGTAGCTCCGTATTGCCGCTTGATGTAGGAGTCTCGGATATCGGAAGGGTTGATTGAGATTTTTTCATTTTGAGAGTTATTTGGGTTGACTTTTTGGTATAATACACCACTACCACTCTCCGTGTCAAGCGTAGGCTCCCCATACTCTCTCTCACTCATGTGATCGAACATCTTGTTCAAGTACTGATCTAGGGCGGAGTCCTTCTTGACGTTGAATCCGAGCCACTTGATCAGCTCACCCTTGAGGTACTTCCAGGCACTTACGAGCTTCCCAGTAATCGAGTCACGGATTTCAAGATTGTTGAGCGCATCACGAACCTCTCGGTTCTTGAGAGCGGCTGCGAGTAGCTCGTGGGGATTGGAGAAAGCGTAGTGGAATGCGTCGGACTCCTGTTTATTGAGGACAGTCGGATCAGCGGCACGAGTCCAAAGCTCTTTAGAAGTAAGCCCTTTCTTAACCGCCTCAGCTTGAATCGTCTTGAAGAGACGTTGTATCTCAGGAGGAAGATTTCTATCAGCAGTGAGTGAGTGTAATACTTCCTCAAGGATAGTCTCAGCGGCACTGTCTTTCGTAAGAGCAATTCGTCCAGTTGCTGGGTCATACTCTCCCAATACTCCAGCCTCCAACCTATCATGCACATCGACCGGAATGCGTAGGAGTTTACCAGACCCTGCGAATTTCTTCAGTAGGAACTGGGCAACCACATTTACCATCGAGTCGTGCTCGGGGTTATTAGCGAGATCGTAGAGTACGTCCTCGGCGTGGGTCACTCGGATCGGCTCTCCACGAGTCTCTGCAACCCTGTCGCCCTGTGACCCTGTATCAATAGCGTTTAACTGCTCATTATCAATGTCTCTAAGCTCCCTAAAAAGTTGATCTCTCAAAGGATCTGCAAAACTATTAAATTTAGAAAGTCGCTCCAACGCCCCCTCTAACTTGGACTCAAGGGCTGACCCCCTGACAGAATCTCTCAACCGCTCTATTGCTTCTGCCCCGGCTCTATACGGATCGATTGTTCCGTTAGCTTTATTTCGCTCTATTAATGTGAGATCTGGCGGCATCTCATTCGCTGACAGGGCGTGGAGGACGAATGTTTCCATACCGAATGGAAGTTGATCTTCCTCCCAAGGAAGATCGCCTGTTTGGTGCATAATATCTTTTATCTTCTCCCATTCCGGAACTTGTTTTTGTTCGTAGTACTCCTCTAATTTGTTGATCTGTTTTATTATTTCACGGGTTTTTTTGCTCCTTTGAGCCCGTCCCCCTGTATCAATGGATCTGAGCGGACTCACCTCAAATTTTCCGTTGCCGACAACATTGTCCATCAACTGATCTGGAGTGAAATCCATGTCAGCTATCCTGTCAGCTCGTTCACTAACCCGACTCAAGTAGCTTGACTGGCCTACTACAGACTCTTCCAACCCTTCCGTCTGGCTCCATATTTTCTCAGCGGCAGAAAGTCGTTCCTTAGTTGCCTCAAGTCTATCTTTCAACAATTCGAGTAGTTCCTCAGGAGAGGTTGACCTCCTCCCTTCGTTGTCTTGTTCATCAGACTTAAAAAGGAGCTCCTCAAACTCACTTTCCGAAAGTATCTCGCTCTCCTTCATCGAGTAAGCGATCTCAAGGACTTTCTCAGACTCGATCTCCCCTTCGACTTGCTCAAGGGCTACCAACTCCCCCTCGCTTCTTTCGATAGCAGCGTAGGCTTTTTCAATTCCTTGAGCTTCGTAGGCAGAGGTATCTACTGACTTAGCTTGAGGATTAGGATTTGACAGTTCGTCCTCGACTTTTTGTGCGGCATCCGAAATCTGCTTATACTCCTCATCGCTAATACCTAGTCGGTCAGCGATCTCTGATTTACCGAGCATTCTGGCTAGAGCTAGACGGCGCACCAAGGGTACGTCTGGACGCCCCATGTGAGCAATGGCTCTACTGACTAAAGCAGCAGTAGAGTTCTGCTGCGCCCCCGAAATCTTGTTGGGATCAGTGCCTACAAAGGTTCCCCCGATAGTTGCATCGCCATCACCTACAGGAGCATCTAGCGAGGTGCTGGAATTTACAGCGGCGGAAGTCTGTGACGCAAATTCTCCTTCCTCGGTGCGCTTGTTAATCCAGGCTACGGCCTGCTCCACACTTCCCGTAGGCATACCCTGCTCCTCGTACTTAGTAAGCGTATTGCGGCTGCGACCAGTTGCCCGACTAATGGCTGAGATGTTACGGGTTAAAACTGGAGTATCAGCATCCAACTGATCCTTGACGGGTTCCGGCAAGGTATTGAGATCCACGTAGGTAACGATTCCATTCTCAAGAGTCACCTCTCTCAATTTCATCGTGCCAGTCTCTTGTACTCCAAGATCCCTCCACTGGGCTCCCTTGAGCGATGCTACCCCTTCTCCGTCAGCCAAGCCCGCTTGGTCGAAGGTCTTAGCCATCGGGTTGTTGAGATCTGTCCTGGAGTAACGCTCTGGGTCTAAGCGGTAATCTTTTTTCATATCCCCGATCTCCTTGGAGATAGCGTCCCTCTCCTTGCTGTCGGTAGATTTCGATAGTTGATCCCTTAGCGACTCAAACCTCTCGAAGTATTCTTGGGACTCCTGATCTTTGTACCAGTAGTTAGGGACTTGAGATTCAGCTACAGGTTCTTCTGGAAGGGTCTCGGCGACTGGCTCCTCCACCGAAGTCTCTACAACAGGTTCTTCCACGACAGGAGGCTCCACAACCGTCTCTGGCCTCGTGATCTGAGCCTTTGCTAAATTGTTAAGGTGCTTCTGAACATCAGCCACCGTTATTTTGAGAGGCTGGCCTTTCTTGTTGATTCGTACAGGTACGTCCTGAAGATTAATTTTTTCACTCTGCGCTAATTCAACTGCTTTCGGTGAAGCGTTGATCTCGACGGGGGGCTCAAAGTCTTCAATATCATCCTGTGACTCTGTGACTGGTTCCTCTGTCACCTCTTCGCCTTCAGATAGCCATTTCTCTTCCAGCCACTTCTCCAAGTCAAAAGGCGCAATTCCATCTGGGCGGGGTGCGCCGTTCTCTCCGGTAATCCTAAGAGCTGGAGCGACTGGCTTCTGACCAGTACGTGCCTCAATCTCACGACTGATCTTTTCTTTGATAGAGTTGTTGGCGGCGGAGGCTTTCCTGACGCTCATCTCGGCGTGCAGCTCTTGAAGCAGAGGTACATCCTCTGCTCGTATCGCAGCATCGACTAACTGGGAGACTGATGGGATTGGCTTCCCCGTGCGCTTGCTAACCTTAGGTTCATTCGCGTACAGATCGGCAAACCTGCGATTCTCTACGTACTGCTCCGGAGTGCGGCCTTGAGCCTGTCTCTCGGCGGGGGTTACAGGAGCTTGACTCTTCTTGGCCTCTTCCAGCTCGCGCAGGATTCCGTCTGTATGGAAAGTGAGGTTCTGGGGCTTCTGAGCCAAGGCGGCTGCGTGGAGGGCTACCCGCCCTTCCGGTGTCGCTGGATCGATCTCAGGTTCGACCGCGTCGGTTGGTAAGGCAGCAGGGGTCTCGGTAGCACCCGATACATCCGGTAGGGCCGGAGCGGGTTCTACCGAAGATGCTAAAGGGCTTTTTCCATCGGTGCCCCCTACCTTATTCAATTCGTCAATTACACCTTGCGGGTCTTTAGCTATGCGCTCTTTCAGCAGCATGAGGGACCCAGTGTCTAACTTGTCGGTATCTTCTCGCGGTATATCGTCAGCCGTTAAAGTTCCTTTTTTCTTCAGGATATGCTGCAACCGAATTGCGATTAGCTCTTGCGTATCCTGATCTATCCCCCTGCTATCGAATAAGTATTTAGTAGATGGGCCGACATTATCCGGATTTGTAGTCGTGGTTTCTTCAACCCTATCCGCCGCCATTTTCTTTGCGGCCTCGGCACGTGCAACCCTTTCGGCTTCTTCTTTAGCCAGTCGAGCGGCCTCTGCTTTTCGAGTGGCCTCTGCCGCAGCTTCTGCTGTTGCTGGGGAATTAGATGCCAGCAAGTCGTCAACTTGACTCTCGATGTTTGAGTCACCTGGTGGGATGTAGGTCTCAGTGGCCTGCTCGACTGCCCCAGAGGCAGCTCCTCCCTTGGTTTTGTAAGGGTTGAGGAACACCCCGCCTGGGCCAACCCAAGGTTTGACCGCCAGACCAGCAACACCCTTGAGAGCTGCTGTGCCAGGATCTTCTCCTTCGGCAATGCCCATGCCTGTCATAACGCTAACGCCAGCGGCTCCGCCCAGTGCGTGCCCAAATTGTTCAGCGGCCTCTTGTTGAGCCTTTCCGGCTGCAATGGCTTCTGGAGTCAAGGTCGTGGTACCGGGAATCACGGCCTTGGTTGCCCTCTCTACCTCTTCACGGGCTTCCTTGCTGCCGATCTGCTTGGCAATGGTAGCGATCCCTTTGCGTCCGGCCTGAGTTCCTAGAGCCTTGACTGATCCAGCAAGGGCAGAAGCACTTGGCTTACCCATGCCGACCAGAGATCCGGCAAAAGTAGAGACTGGATTAGCCTTATAATCGGCCTGAGCCGACTTGGTTCCCATGAATGACTCTGGAGCAATTTCATCGGAAGCCATATCTTGGAGCTTACGAGCCCCCATGCCGAAACCGATACCTCCCGCCAGAGCCCCTATAGGAACGGCAACGGGGGCGAGGGGACCAGTTAGAGCACCAGCGGCTGCGCCAGTACCCATTGCTCCCAAGAGACCCGCTACTCCAGGGATGACACTACGTCCTGCCTCACGGCCAAAAGATCCAAGCTGCGAGGGCGTTTCTTCCGGCGTCTCAACCTCCTTTTCTTCTGGCTCTTGAGTGGCGGAGGAGGGGGCAGCGTATTTAGTCCACGGCCCCTCTTTAGTTTTGTCGCTTGACGAGGCGTATCTTTCCCAAGGTTTTTGGTCGGACATATAAGTTAAATTTTTACCCAGTTCTTTTGATCGGCAGGATCGCCACCTTTGAATTTGTGCCCGTCCACTACCTCCCCGATTTTAGGTGCTTTGACCTCTTCTGCGGTCTTAGCTTCTACAGGGGCGGTGGCGGCGGTGGGGTTAAGAATCCCTTTCTCCTCTTCATTGTACCGATCTAGCTCCGCCTCGATGGCAGCCATATCCGCATCTCGGGTTTTGCCTCCGCGCATAGTGTCGGCTTTGTATTTGTCGAGTCTGTCATTCGCTTGTCTCCTCAGTCGGTCGATACGATCCTTGGCCTGAGCGGTCTTCTTATCGGCTTTTTCTTCCGCTTGGTTCTCAGCAGCCTTCTCAGCAATCTTCAGCTTGTCGGCGCGAGTTTCTGTATTGGAGACATTGTTGGCGGTTCCGGCCACGTCAGCAGCCTGCTTTCTTGCACGCTCGTTTTGGCGAAGGTCGGTAACCGATCCGCCCATATTCTGCCCGACCGCATAGTTGACCAGTTCTGGCATCGCGGTTCCTCGGAGAGCCTGCATTGCCATATCGTTCGTAAGCAGTGAACTACCCAGCGCATTGATACCCGTAGACTTAGGTAGGAACCTTGCAGCAAGCTCGGGATTGGCTTTAAGCTGCTCATCAGTAACTCCATTGGCCTTTGCCATACCCGCTGCGGCCTTACCAATGTTTGCATCAATCTGAGCACCCCTAAGAGGATTGCCATTGGTACGTGGTGCGCTTGCCGCTTCCATAGCGTTCTTAGCGGTATACTGATCCCAACGGGCTTTCTCTGCCTGAGCTGTGGGAGAGTTTCGCATTGCTTCGGCCTGCTTAGAAACTTCAGCTTGGAAATCTTTCGTGGTTGGTAGACCAAAAGTATTATCGCTCTTAGACGCAAGAACTTCACGGGCCTTGGCATCGGCATCTCTACCAGCGTTGTATTGAGCAACGCTCTCTGGGGTAGCCGTTACGTTTGCAGGTCCAGTGGTGAAGTTCTCGTCTGGCTCGCTAGGAGCCGAGCGATCCACAACTACTGGTACTCGATTGAATCCAGGTTTAGCGGCGGCGGCGTCCAGCTTCGTCAAGAGATCTCCGAATGAGGGTTCCTTAGTGCTATTGTACTCGGCGATCCGCTTCTCGATCACACTGGCAGGCGTATTCCGATCAATGATGCCACGGCGATTGAGCTCCGTAAGAGCTTGCGTTAGGTCTGGCGTTGCCGTGATGCGAGCATTGATCTCCTTCTGGATGTTAGAATTTATGCTCCCCTCCATAGGGCCCGATTCCTTTGCGATACGATTAGCGTTATTCTCCAAGAACTGCTTCGCTGGAACTCCCTCGATAAGCTCTCCCTTTGGAGTACCCCTTGGGATCACACCGCTAAGATCTTGGTAGTTCAGGACGTTACTTGCTACAGTTTGAGGGTTGAGAACAGATTGCGCTGGCTGTACCGATCCACCTCTAGGTTTGCCCATAGTTACGGTGCCCCCACCCGCAGGGTGATAAGTAGTCGTTCCATCAAGGTTCCTTTCGCTCCGAGTAATTCCTCCCGAAGACTCGTAGAGACCCTGCACCCTTCCAGATCCATCGCTCATTGAACCAGCCTGAGGAATGATTGCGTTACCTTTGCTATCAGACGGGAGAGTACGATCCACCCCGTCATTTCCTCTAGCAAGAACTCCAGCCGCACGAGCCGCCTTATCCTCGTCGTGCTGACGGAAAACATTCTGGACATTTGTTATGCCAGCCATGCCGCGATCATATTCGTTCTGTGCCGCTCTAGAATCGACGCCGTGGTTCTGCCCATAGGCGAGCCTCCACTTGAGCATATCCATATTCCGCTGCATCATGTCGGGAGCGTAGATCTTAGGTTGCGCTGCTTCGGGGGCAGAAGCTACCTCTGGAGTGGTCGCTTCAGCGGCTGCTGTTGACGGGGCTACTGGGGCTGAGGGAGTTGCCCAAGTAGGCTGCGGGAATTGAGGGCTCCCAGGAATAGCCGCCATTTCACGATCTTTTCTAGCCCAAGGGTTATCACCCATCACAAAGTTCTTAATGCCCTTACCAACCGTAACTATAGGAGCCTCAGACTTAGCTTGAGGGGAGTCATTCGGACCTACTGGCTTTATTCCTGCTGCCCGTAGCTTATCCGCATAAGTCTGAGGCGTCCCGTAATCCGTAACGCTGGGCGAAAGCAAGCCGTCGCCCATAGGCTTACCTTTGGCGGCTTCAGCCTCTTGCTTTTTCTTCTCTTCTTCGGACATGGGTGTGGTAGCTGCCATATTATTTAAGATTCACGCCGCTTTGACCGGGTAGCATGGAGGTACGTCGCTTGTTCTGACCCTGACCTAGGGTTCCGTGCGCTGCGTGGTTGGCGGAGTCTCCTACGCGGCCAACTGCGTTCGAGATAGAACCGAAGAGTCCGCCGAGATGACTATTCTCTCGGTATCCCCGTCCAGAATTCGGAACCTGCTGCATGGGAGCAGCAGCGATTTCACCAGGGCGATGATGTCGGGGGTAGTTTACGATTCCGTGTGCAACTGGCATCCCATTGGCGATTCCATTCTGAGGGGAGATCGTTGAGTGCGCCGTCGCGGTCGGAGGAGTAAGATTTAAGATGCGGTTGGACGGGGCGATTGTCTGCGAAGCAGATGGAGGTTCCGTAAGCCCGTTGACAACCGGAGAACTGATTTGAAGACTGCTTGGGGGAGTAGAGGGATTGCTAACCGGAGCGGCGTAAGGCTGCATCCCAGCATCGGGGAGAGGGAGGTTGGACTGAGTGGGCTGGAGATTTATTACCCTCCCCTGACCTTCAGATTCATAGCCCGCTACTGGGCCGACCCCGCTGTTCATTGGCAAAAAGGGGTTTCTGTACTGGAAATCAGATGATGGGGGGAGCATTGAGCTGGACGCAACACTACCGGGGACATAAGCCTGCTGAGACTGAATGCTGGTTCCGGTATAAGGGTTGGTGCGAGCAGCCTCCCAAGAGTGAAGTGGAGCCTCACCCGAACTACTTGGAGCGTTGATCGGAGTAGCCTGCCCAGTCTGTGCCCGACCAATTCGATTGGTGTTTCTCTTATCTGCTTCTGATTCTTGGGTTCCGGATGTGTCCATAATAGTTGGGGGTTAGTATCTAGCAGGAATCCGCATTGCGGCTCCGATGGGGTTCATTTGCAAAGTGATCACGGGATTTCCCATGTCTTCCTTCAGCTCCGCGTTAAGCAGTTGAATCGCTTTCTGGAAATAGGTCTCGGCACGCTCCATGTCGTTCTTGTCCTCGTACTGGAGGCTCATGAGAACGAGTTTCAGGGCACCCTCGTTGCCGGGGATAATGAGAGTCTCGTCATCGGCTTCGTTTACCAGTTCGACAAAACGACGTTTGCAGAGGCAGTTTAGTCGGCTTGCGAACTCGCCACCGGAAACCTTGTACCGCTTGTAGCTAGGTACTGTTTCAGTGGGCTCGTAATCGGCGATCTTGCACTTGAGAGAAGAGTTGCCGTGGTTCACTGCAAACAGGTTCACGGTCCCCTCAGTCACTGGCTTGTGGATAGAAACTATTTTAGCGACTAGAGAGGGGAGTGTAACCCCCTCGGCGGTAAGCGTGACCGAGAGCCAAGCATTTCCCTGAGTATTGAAAATGTCGTTCCCGTTCACATCGACTGCGGAGATCTTGACCACCTGACCGATGTCGTTTCCATCAGTGATCTCGAAGCGGGGGTAGAACTCTGCGGTAGGCTCGTTGTAGGTGACGAAGCCGTCCCCCATATCAATGATCATCTGCATCCCTGTGCCCGCGTTCACCTGACCGGAGCCTCCTGCGATATACTCCTGCCAGCGTGGGTAGACCAGACGTGGGAGACCGGGCATATCGCCCGTGGCGAACTGGACGCCGAGCACCGATTGGAACTGGCGAGGTAGAGTCACGTACTTGACGGCCTCTGAAGTCCACCACTGGGTGGGATCGTCGGTGTTAGCCATCGAGACTGGCGCGATTAACCCCTTCCACTTTCCGCTGCCGTAAATTCGCTCTAGCGCAGAGTTAATTCGATCGGTTACCAGGGCAGCATCAAGCGTCGGAGAGACGTACTTGAAGAGCTTTGTTCGGGCTTGATCGAGAGTTAGTGCCATAGAAAGGGGTGGAGGTGAGACAGACGACCAACATCACCAGCCTTTCTAAGGGCTATCGCCGTTAAAACTGCATTAAGTAGTGCGGTATGTCAAGAAAAAGGTGTTGTATAAGATACCTTATTCAGACGGAGTAACCGGACCCCACTTAGGCGGGTTTAAGGGACAGGAAGTAGTAGCCATCCGCAGCTTTGCTTGAGTTGAGCATCCGCATTTATTGCAAGATCCAGTCCCTCCAAATCCCGATGGATTCCAGAACTCACAGCCTTTGCAAATAACTAGCCTTTCTTCTAGCTGCTCTGGTGTAGTGGTCTTGAACCCATTGATGGCAAACTCAGATGCAGCCTCAAAGAAAGAGGATGCTTCGTTTGTTAACCTTACAGCCCT